ACTTATACGGCCACGCTTGGCCAAAATCTCAATCTTCTGGATAGACAACTCGTATCCGTTTACTTCTGCCTCGTAGCCCGTCTGTACAACTTTGCCGGATCCAGTCGCTTGCGTTGTCAAAGTTTGAATGACGATACCGCCCGCGTATTGAGCAACGGGCACGCCATTGGTGCCGTACTCTGCAATGCCATATTCAGAAATTCCTTGCGTCGGTATCTCTTCATTTTCCGAAAGGTAGTTTTCAGAAAAGTCATAGCCCCACTTAATAGTGACGGTTTGATTTGACCCGCCAATCACTACGATGGAAATGCGCTTAACAATAGACGTTACCGATACATCGCCTAAGTCCGCATGGTTGGTGTAATACGCCATACGGTAGGTTGACGTGTCGTCCAAATAGCCAGTGTACTTGCCGATATAGCCCGTCTTACCTATCAATAGATCGCCGTTACGACGAGCGCAAAGCGCCGTTGGGTCAATCTGTGACCAGGTTGTGACGCGAGAAGCGCCGTCTGGCATAACGGATCTTGTGTCGAAAACGTACACTTGATTGGCTGTGGGGAACGTAATTAGATAAAACGCATCAACTTCTGAGTAGACGGCTTTGATGGCAGATGGCGTCTCACCTGCAACCAATTGCATCAAGTCATTACGGACGTTTTTGCTCAAATCCCTAAACGGAGCCGACTTTTCTTGAATTGTTCGCATGATCGAGCGAACGCCACTATTAGACAAGAAAACAACATCCGTATTGGTACTCTGTATGGAGTCGCGCCATTGGCAACCGATGCCAATTACTGTGTCGTACAGCGACATGGTGGACGGCGCGGTAGCGCCTTGGTACACCAGGATCTGGCGCTTGCCAAAGATAAACAAAAAGCCGTTGTGCGCCGCCAAGCCGGTAATTTCATCCGCTCCGTTTGGCCAGACGGAGTTGACATTTAATGTGCCTGATGTGCCGCCGGTATAGATATGGCCTGAGAGCAAGTCAGAAAACGTCAGTGTTACTTTGTCCGCGTTGCTGCCGGCAATCCATAGCCGACCGTACGCCGACAAAACAATATTGCCTTGCGGCACGGTGCCGGCGTAGCCTGTCTTTTCACTGACACGCCGATACGTAGTGGTGCTAACCGCAGGGTCGTATATCAGCGGGTCATGGCCTGCTTGAAAAAAGTAAGTAATGCCGCTCAATGATGCGCACTGCCAGTTACTTGCGCTGATTGTCGGAGCGGTGCCCCCTCCCCCGTAGGTGAGTTCAGTCAGACTTGTGCCACTCAATTTAAAGAGCTTGTTGTTGCCTGCGCACAACACAGTCACGTTGCCATCTGACTGCACCAGTTCATGGATGACGCCGACGTCGTTTGACCCTAAATTGCCCGTGCTGGTGTTAACCTTAGCCCAACCCTTGCGCGCTCCCATACGGCCGTACTTATCCAGAATGCAGTTTTGAGCGGTCAGCGCAAAACCCGCCGCCAAATCCAGCGGCGAGTCCTGGGTGTTTAATCCGTAAAACCCAGGCGCGGAGATAGAGAATCGCTCAAGTGTCTGGCTCATACCGCGACGAACTCCTGCATTTCAGGAAAGCGCGTAGCCTCCAGCGCGATGTAATCCGACAGCATCGAGCGGTAGAGGTTGTACGCTTCAGAGGAGGACAAGCCCCCATCCTCGCCGCGCTCAACCAGCGCGCGGGCGTAGGCGTTTTGCTCGATCAGCTTGTAATTAACAAGCGGCTCGTCACCGTCAGCCGTTAAATCCGCTTGCGGTACGCACAAGAAAAACTTAATCGTATAGACGCCGTTGGGGATACCGTAGAACTGCACCTTGGCGTCACCGCTGCCGTCCACCCCCTCAAAGCAATATTGCGTCGGGATATTCTGGACAATCGGGGTGAAATTCTGACGGCGGCGCATATCGGCCACTGAGATAGGCTGCATGACGACATTGCTAGTCGTGTTCAGTGGGTCGCTGGTGACTCTAAATTTTTGGCCGGCGCCGGTCAGCGCGTATTCATATGTGCCAGAGACGGTGCTAATGGTAATTTCTTGGCCGAGAGCATTCCAATCAAAAGAATCTTCGATTTGGCGCTTGGCGTCATTGATAAATTTACCGATAAGCTGGGAATACGCGGTCAGCGCAACCGTCGAGACAGACGGCTCACGCAGCCGAAGCAGTATGGAGTTGACGAGTTCTAAATAGGTCATTTGCTTTTCGCCTTATTCCTTGCGGAGATAGCTTTAGCTTTTGCCTTTGCGTCTGCCTTGGATGATGCGCCCCACGCTTTTAAGGACAGCAGCAGCCGGGTCGGCTCGCCACCCTTGTATTCGGGGCCGGGCATATTGCCCATCCTGGCAAGAAAAGAAGCTCGTCTTGGGTTGTCGCCGGACTTGACCGGCGCTTTCAGGTTCCCACCTGTTGCAGCATTATAGGACGCACGGCCTTTGGCGTTCAAGCCGCCCTTTGGGTTTTGACCGGCTTTTCGCTGCCAAGCTGGCGTCTTAGAGGTCATTTTTTCCTCGCGGCTCGCATATTGTCGATTAAATTCGGATAGGGCCGCCCGGCCTTTTTGGCCATTTGCTTGGCGGCAGCTTTTTTAGCCGGGGACAGCGGCTTAGACGGGCCCAAACCCTTTGGGCGCTTCTGGTCCCAGACTGGCTTTTTCATTTTTTGGCCTTATTTTTAGCCGTGCGCTGACCGCGCTGCGGCAAAGATTTGCCGGCCTCAGACAACGCGATCGCGATCGCCTGCTTGCGGGACTTGACCACGGGGCCGCCCTTGCCGGAATGCAGCGTGCCGGTCTTATATTCGTGCATGACTTTACCGATTTTTTTCATGCCAGATGCTTTTTTCATGTCTACCCCTTAGTAATAGGCCCGCCGGACTTCCAAGCGTCGCAGGTGCGGGCGGCTGCGCACGTAAACTGGAACAGATCGCAATAGCCTAAGTCAGCAGCTTTAACAAAAGCCTCGTCGTAGGATAGTTCGCCTTCGCCTTCATCTTTTTCAAGCCCAGATTTGATGCACTGCATCATGTCTGGCGTCTGGATGAAAGCCGCACAATTCCCACAGCGCATACCTTTGATGGTATCTGTTGGGGCGTTGTACATCTTAGCTTTTTTAAGCCAAAAAGCGTCGTTGGCCTCTTCTGGGTTGGGTGGGCCGTACCCATACTCTTTAAACGCATGGTTTCGGTTTTTTAGATTGACCGAAACGTCTTGCGTTGCAATTGGACAAATTTTGCCTGATAGAAGGCCTTCTTTCATTTTAGAAGTGTCCTGTCTAGAACAAACGCGGCTAGACTGCTCAAAGCCGAAACGATGGCCATGCCTGCCCACAAGCCGCCTTTGGACTTGTTGGCCATAGCCAGCAACTTTTTGACGTCTTCGCGCAGAGCATGAACCTCGGTCTGAAGTACCTCAACCTGGGCTTCAAGCTTGCCAAATTCGCGCAAATTAATCTCAGACATTTCCTTGCTTCCTTGGTCTACCAGGACGTTTTTGCGGAATAGGCGCCCTGAATGCGGTGTCAGTACGTACAGCGTCTTGATGCAGCGGCTCTTCGTTTCCTTCCTCATCCACTCGGACGTAACCGGCGTGGCCTTTCATGCTGTCGATGTCGTGCTGGAGCGTGAAAGTGACGGTTTGACCGCTGGAGAGGCAGCGAAAGGTTGCAGGCATAAATACTCCAGGTGAAAAATCAGGGGCCAAAGCCCCTGATTATTAGGCCAGCGAACGAGCTACAACGATGCGTAGCGTCGAGGAGGCCAAATCTACAGTAGAGCCAGATTCGTTTTGGATGCGAAATTTAACGGTATTAGCTGCGCTGACATAGCCAGTAACAGTTAGCCCCACCAAATCAACACCCAAAGACGCACCGATAACCATATCGCCCAAGGCAACGCCTGGTACGGTTACGTCATCGGTTTCGCCTGCACCGTCTACCAATGAACCGGCGTCCAGTGTGGCTCTTACCAGCCAAGTATTAGAAAACAGCCCGCGAAACTGGTCGTTACCAGCACGGACGGTTACGGAAGTAGCAGTTGCCATGATGTTCTCCTAATTAAGTTGGAAACCCCCGGCCCAAAGGCCGGGGCGCTCAATTAGGCCGGGACAGCCAGAGCAAAAGCCGAGGACGAGGTAGCTGCGCCGACAGTTGCAGCAGTACGCATGGCCTTCACACCGTAGATCATGTCTGCGGTGTACAGGGTGGCCAGGTATTCCTGCTTGTACTGAGTCTGCGAGCGAACGCCCATCTGCTCAACCAGCACCATCGAGTCACGGTGGCCCATCAGGCA